AAATGTTACCTGTGACCGCGCTGCTTCCACCGCTGCCAAAGTTTTGTGTTAGTTCAACAGCGATTGATGGTGTACCTGTTGCAGCCTTAGCCCAAAACGAAACTGTGACAGTCTGACCTGCGAATGTTCTTACATCCTCAATCTTTTGTCTTAGAGTTGTTTGTGCGCTTGAAAGTGTTTGTCCGCTGCTTACCAATCTTGCAAAGTTAATTGCTTCATAACCAGCAACGGGAGCAGCACCAGGAGTAAAGGTTTGAGCAGAATAAGAATTAGTGCCATCAATACCTGACCAGTAAAAGCGATCAAAGCCATAAGCACCGTCTGTGCTCGTAGTGCTAAAAGATCTTTGATTGATAGAGAAGTTTCCGTTGATTATCTTATTCTTACCTGCTTGACCATAGCCGCTAGACCACAAAGAGTTGTCGACGGCTTGTCCAAACACTTCAAAATCTGCGGGAAGGTCAGTGACCAAGTCGGTGGGCGTTGGCATTTGCCAAGCGTAGTTTGATGTTGGATTTGTCATTGTTTGTCCCCTTTACGCCACAATTGTGGCATTTTCCCAGTCTAATGTCGGCGACACGCCTGACCAGTTAAATGAATTAGATACTTCGTTCCATTGCAAGACTTGCAATGAATAAGCCAATGGTGAAATTGTCAATGAAATCGAAAGGGTGTTGTAACCAGCTTGAAAACTCCAGCCCTCGACAAAGCCTCGGAAGGTTGTCCCCATGTTGGCGGGTAGGTCGTTTATTGCCACTGCCTCACCCATAAATACGCCAATAAGGTTGTCTCGATCGCTGTTGTCCAGTTCAGGATTTGTCAAGTCAAAGGTAATCTCACTGAAATTTGCTTGCGGGTCTTTTCTTAGTGTCAAATAAAAATTTGCTTGCTGGGTCGCATCAGCTGCGTCATGCAAGGTTGTCGTAATGATCTGGGAAAGCGTTCCGTATTCCAAAATTGAATCTGCGTCGCTTGCGTTTTGCTCTGCACTGCTGGTTGCGCCGTATTTAATTGTGACATTGTTTCGCACGTCGCCTGCTCTAGTTTCAACGCGCAAACCAGCTGCACGTGCTTGATTGGCTGTAAGTTCAACATAGCCATTGTTTGACACGTACTGGCTGCGGTGTGTCGCATCAGCGTATGAAATACGACCAAACGCGTCCTCGTAAATGTAGCCAAGACCTGAAGTTGCCAATGCTGAAACAAGGCTGTAAACATCTGTGCGCTGGCTAGTTCGCACCGCTAACTCATAATCACCTGGTCGATCGATCTCACCAAGTCCAACGTTTTCTGCTGTCGCCCATGTCGTTGTTGGGTCATAGTCTGCCCACGTTTCAGCCGCTGGCACTTCTGCCCACGTGTCAAGCAATAATTCAGACAAAATCGTGTAAATCTGATTGCCGTCAAAGTCCTTAGATAGCACACCATTTGTTAACGCTTTTGGCAAACGAGACAACGCGCCAAGTGCTGTGATGCTGTAAGTCTGGGTAAACATTGTGCTGCCTACGTCGCGCACCTCAAGACCAATGTCAACGACTGTGCCACCAAAGATCGGCACGTATGCAGCTGAGGTGTCCTGCACCTGCACTGAAATGCTGCTGTTGATGCTGACAGGTATTGTGGCTTGATTGACGTCCAACAGCTGCAAATTGACGTAACCAGCCTGCGCCTGTTCGTAAATGTTTGTGCGACCCGATCTAATCGTAAGATTTGCCAATATTGCGTCTGTGTAAGCAACACCGTCGATCTCTACCAGCCAAACTGGTGTCCACTGCGTCATGCTGTTGCAAAGGCTGTTGCGCCGCCTGTACCGCGATAAAACGAATTGTTTAATGTTTCAACGATTGTGCGTGCGGTGCCCTCTTTGTCAATCGCGCCGCTGACGTTTAGATTGATTGTTGTGCCCGTTGATGTTGTTCCTGTAGATCGTGTTCCAGCAGAATTTGATGTAACCACCTTTGATGCAGCCACGCTGGTTGAGGCAGCAACCTTTGCAGCACTTGCCACGCCGCCACTTGACGCAGCTGTTAAACCGCTTGATGTGCTAAAACTTTGCCCCCCTGGCATTGTGCCGCTAAAACCCGCCGACCCTGATGAGCTTGCCGACGTAGCACCTATTTTTGGAATTGAGGCAACATCTTTGCCAAATTGTATTGCGTTGTAACCTTTAATGATTAGGTTGATGCCGTCAATGGCAGTGTTTAATAATGGTTTGATTGCACCCAATACCTTGCCAATGATTGTCAGGACAACGGTAGCAACGTCGCCAATAACGCTAACGGCTGCCCCTAGTACCTTGCCAATGATCGGTGCAACATACTTAACAACGTCAAAAAATGATTGCAGGTTTTCTTTGTTTTCGGCAATAACATCTTTGATTTTGCCAAACTGAGTTTGCATTGCCTGAAAGATTGGTGTTGCAATGTCTTTAATTACCTTTGCAACGTCACTGATTACCTTGCCAAACCCGTCGCCTTTTGTCAGGCTGAAGGCGTTGCTAAATGCGTTGATTGCTGGCAATGCGGCTTGGTTAATGAAATCGAGTAATTTGCCAAGAATAGGCAACAAGGCAGTACCAACGGTTTCTTTTGCTTCATCAAATGCCACCTGCACACGTGCAATCTGTCCAGCGTAAGTGTTTGCGTTTGCAGCTGCCGCGCCACCAAATAGATCGCTCAGCTTGCTTTGTACTTGCTCAAAACTCATTGTTTTTAATTCGGCAGCAGATAAGCCAATGCCTAGTTTGCCAAGAGCTGTTGTGTTTCCGTCGTATGCACGACCTAACGCATTTGCCACCGCTTCCAGCGGTTTTCCCGTCGCCGTACTAATGTCTAAGGCTTGCGCCAGTAATTGCTGTGCCTTTTCTGTGTCACCTGTTGATCTAACTAAGCGTGAAAGTGCTGGGCGCAGGTCATCATCTGCCACACCTGTTGCCAATGACATTTGCAAAATTGATTGCTCGGTTGCCTTGATTTGTGCTTGCGTTGCACCTGTCGCATTTTCCAATGCCAGTGCTAATTGTGTTTGTGCCTTTTCGTCGGCTATTGCAGCCTTGACGCCTTCAATACCAATTGCAATGGCGGCAGCACCAGCAGCGGCGGCAGCTGCGGCAAACGCCTTGCCGATCTTTGCACCAGCCTTGCCAATCTTTGTGCCAAAACTATCAACGTCACCACCTGCGGTTTTTAGTGATTTGTTAAGGTCGCTGACATCTCCAAGTATGGAGAGTTTTAAGGTACGGCTTTTTTCTGCCATTATGTGTACTTCTTAATAATCTTAGACAAACCTTGTTCCCACTTTTTTACAATGTCAGGTTGCACTGATCGCAGAGTTGGATAAATAAACCAACCGCGTGTGCCCTTACCTTCACGACCTGACCAGACTGGGAACTGCTTGTATTTATTTGAGCCGAACTCGTAACCGCCCCAAAGCTGCTGGGTTGTACCGCCACCGCTCAATCTTTGACGCGCAAAGCCGTAGCTGATCTCACCAATTTTTGATGACTTCTTAACGGTTGCGCCGTCGGCAATTATCTTTGATGCGCGGTTGTTGCGTTGACCTGCTGTTGCACTTACCTTTTGCTTAACAAATTCTGCAAGCTCAGAGGAAACCTCTTTTGCTTGGTCGGTTGCCTCAGCGTCCATTGCCTTAAAAGATTTAAGAATTGCGCGCAGCTCAGCCTTGTCATAAGCAATTGCGTCCTTAGCCATTTGCGCGCCTTTCCAAAATCTCTAAAACGGTGAGTATGTCCTCGGCTGTCTCAAAAACATCTGGGTGTAGCCCTGTTGCCAGAGCTACCTCCCAAACTATTCTGCTAAGGCTTCCGACGGCGTAGCTTTTGGGTTTGCCTCACCTACGATTACCTCAGCAATACCTTCTGTCCAAATGTCGATCGGCTTAACAGGCTTCCCAGCTGCTTCACGCTTCATGGCGTGATAGGCAAGAAATACTAAATCGGAAATACCGATCTTTTCCTGTGCCTGTGCAATTGTGTGACCTGTGTGCTTTTCCCATTTGACCCACTCAGGCGGTGCAGCTGTGTAAGTAATCTGATCGCCGTTTATGTATTCAATTGTGATTGGTAGTTTCATTTTGTCTCCCGATTGTTAGTGATTAGAAGGTTTCGCTTGGTGTTCCCACCACAACAAATGATAGGTCAACGGTCTGTGCATCTGGTGCTGCACCGCCGACGCTTGGAAATACTGGCATGACGTTAAATGCAAAAACCGCACCAGTAGCAGCTGTCAATGACACTGCCAATGTTGTGTTTGGTGCTGTCTCGCATGCTGTCCACAAAGCCTCGCAAAGTGATGAGGCTACGCCCCAGTCAGCAAGCATTGAAATGTCGAAAGTCCACTGATCGTCAATGTGCTTGTAAGCCTTGCCGTCAAGTGTTTGGTATGTCTCGACGGTTGGGCTGTTCGCAAGTACTGCGCTGGTCGCCTGTGCGTCATAGTTAACGGTTGCAATGGTCACGACTAAATCGCGACCAGTTATGATTGTCGTTGGCATTTTGTCCCCTATGTTGTTTGAGTGTAATAAGTCGAAACGTTTATGTCAGCGACAAGCATTGGAGACTGTCCTACTTCCAACACCGTTGGCTTTTCAATTACGCCTACGACGTATCCTGCGGGCATTGCCGCAAGAATTCCGATTATGAGCTTTTCCAGATTGTCCAGTGAGCCTGCATTGCTATTGCTGGCAACAATGGCGGTGATTGCAAAATTAAGTTTGACCTGTGTTTTTGCCTTGCCAATTAACACAACCTCCATGTATGGGCTGTCAGGTACAACAACAATGGCTGGCGGTATTGGTGACTCAGGCACGCTCGGATACACGTTTGCAGATAGCGCGCTAAAGGCGTTTGCTAGAGCTGATCGTGTTTCGGCAATTGAGTTTGCTGGCATTTATTGAACCACTGTCTCAGCGTCCAAATAAGGCATAAGTAAAGTGCTGACGCGGTTGGTCAAGCTGCGACCCATACGGTATGGCGAGCTAGTAAAGTCCACGCCTTCGATCTGCCCACCAGCTGCAACGCGCGATTGGAATACCTCAACGCTGACAGCCAAGATTGCTGACTCAATTGCTGGTGTGCTGGCATAAATTTGAGCAGCTGAGTAACCTGACAATGTTGCCTTGCCGTTTGGCACAATTGGACGCAATGTGACGTCTGCATTTGTAAGTGCAGCTGTGAAGTAATAAGGCGCGGCGTCAACGACTGTAAAAGTCGCGCTAAATGGTGCAGGCAAACCTGTCACGATTACTGATTGACCAGCTACAAAATAATGCTCACGGATTGTAAAAAATGTTGCCACGTTGTTTTCTAGCTTGTAAGCATCAATGCCTGAAACGTTTGCAACCAGCATTGGCAAAATGACGTCCTCGCTGGTGTTAATAATCTCGTCTAAATAACTGTCGCTGTAAAGTGAAACGGACACGCCAAGCACCGTGCGCAATTGACTTGCTGTAACAATGGCTGGCATGTCCGTTTCCTTTCGACTGCTGCGGCGAGATCGGGAGAACCCGCCGCATGATTAGTTAGTGGCTAGTTATCAGGTCTTGTTGATACCAAACGCGCCTGCACCGATCTTGGTTGCAATTGCGCCGTATCCATAAACCATGACTGAGATTTGACCTGACGCGATTACGTCTGCACGCAAACGGTATGTTGGTGACTCGTACCATGTGTAAGAGCTTGGGTTGACGATCAAAATTGAGTCGTCCTTGTCTGTGTCATTTGCTGACGCGACATTTGCTGTCACATAAAGGTCTAGACCTGCAACGTTTCCACGGATTGAGTCTGGACGTACAACACCGCCTGCATTGCTTGGCTGTGCTGCGTTGTAAATTGGACGACCTGAGTCGTTAAGTGTCATGAGGTTTGCCCACTGTGATGTGTTAGCGATCATGTTACGAGCAAACCCATTTGTGTTTGCATAAACTGATGCTGCACCGCGAGAGACAAAACCAAGCAACTCAGCAGCTGTTGGGTATGTAGCAAGTGTTGTTGCATCTGCTGTTGCACCTGTTGCAATTGCTGTGTGTACTGCTGTGTCTGTTGCCTTTGCATAAGCTGCTGCCATGTTTGACAATAGCTCGTTAAAAAATAGCGGTGATGTGCGGTCAAGTAGCTCAACGCTAAATGTCTGCTGCCCTGCGTACTTTGCAACGTTTACTGTTACAAATGCAGCGTTTTGATCTGTCTCGCTTGGTGTGCCTGCTTCTGATGTTGAGGCAACAGTCGGCATAACGGTGATTTTCGGAATTTCGAAACTCATGCCCGCGTCAGGTAAAACTCCACGGCTGATCGCATCTATGCTGCTTCTCGTCGTATTTGCAAGTCCGTTGATAACTTCTGTCAATTGACGTGTAGGCACTAGACCTGCGTTGTCTGTTGTGTCATCTGCCGCTGCGACATACTGACGTGCTGACTCCTCGCCCATTGATGCGCGAATTGTATTTTCCAAATACTTAGCAGCTGTGAACTCTAGGCGTGGCTTTGATGTCCAACCGCCTACTGCTGGCTTTGCATTTGCTGTTACTGACTGTGCGGCTTCTACCGTTTCGACGGCTTCCGCTGGTGTAACGGTTTGTTCCACTTCGTCGTCCTTTTCTGTTGGTGTTGCATCTGGCTCAATTGTTGAGTCAGAAATCTCCTCGTCGCCCTCAGTAGCTGCGACCTCAGCGACTCGCGCTGATCTAATTGCTGGCTCTGACGTTAAAGCAACGCCAGTCATTTCGCCCTTGATAATGCGTACTGTGCCGTCCTTCAAGGTTTCATACTCGTCAAAATAAACCTCGACGCTAAAACCGTCGCGCAAACCTTCGGCAGCTTCCACAAGTGCATCTGTACCAGCTGTTGTGTTGGCGATCTTAAATGTTGCGTCAATACCTTGCTCGTTTGCCTCGATTGACAATGTTTTGCCAATACGGCGTGTGCGGTCATGCTCTAGGTTAAGCAAAACTGACTTTGCTTCAATGCTTCCTTTAGCAAATTGCACCTTGCCAATTGAGGCGTTTCCTGTTTCCTCAAATGTCACAATGCGACCAGTGATCGTGCGACTGTTTGAGTCAGCTGCGGTGATAGCAATTGGTGTAATGAGTTTTTTCATAACAACATGTCCTCCTCGGCGCGAATTTCCTCGACCGACATTGCGCCGATACGATTTAAGATTTCATAAACCTGCGCGCGCTCGTAAGGATTGCCACGCAAGAAATTGTCTAAGTCAAACATGACTTTGTTGCCAGCTGGTGTGAAATCAGCAAATGACAAGCGTTGTTCAATGATTGACATGTATGTGCGAAACGCAAAGTCAACTAGGTCACGTCGTTTGTCTAAAGCATTTGCGTAAGTAAATGATGATTGCTGACTGTCTGTAAAATAAGCAGGTAAGCCACACGCGCGGGCTAATTCGAGCGATACATAGTTTCTGGCTTCATTTAACTGCAAATTCTTAGGGTCAAAACCAACTGACTCCATTGTGACGTCAGCATTAAGAAATGCTGTTGATTTGTTAGCACGCGCTGTACGCCAAGCGTTAAGAATTTTTGCAACGCGATCTGCTGGCAATGATGTACCGTTTGATTTTAAGACCATGAGCGGTGTTGGCTCATTGGCAAAATTGAGTGACGCCTTTTCTAGCGCGGCAGCAGCTTTGATTGTGCGGCCAGCGCGAGCCAACAAACCCTCTTGTGTATTTGGAAACACGACCAGATTTGTTGGGTCAATTGGCTTGCCGTCGATTTCGTACGCTGTAATTTCTGTGTTATCAAAATTTGTAGTGATTGACACGCGCTCTGGTGCAACTCTTTCCATTGCACGGATTTTGCCTGTGTCTGCGTATCTTTCCATAACCATTGCATACGCTGAGTTATGAAAGAATAAATCGGAAATAAGCCAGCCGTAAAATGTAGAACCTGGTATGCGCGGGTCTGGTTGGTTGATAACGCGAGGCTGTGAGATTTTTTCACCTGTTGCCTCATTGCGAGTGTGTAAAGGTAATGATGCAATTGTTTGCATAATGCTCAAAGCACGCGCAACCGTTGGCACGCTCATTGCTTCTGCGCGGTTTGCTTGCGCTATGCCGTAAAAGTAGAAATTGTTATTTTCTGTAAAATACGGCGCAAGTGATGCGTCAACGTCCAAAGGCTCAGCTGTGACGGCAGCTGTAACCTTTGGCACAAATAGATCGAATAAACCCATGTCCCAATTCTGACAGGCTTATACGATCAACCAACCATGATGTCAAGATCATTGTCTGGGCGTGTCGCAAAGTGTGTAACAAGGGCGACGGCGACTGCCCCGCAAACTATTGCGTTACTGGCTCGTCTGCCAATGACCCAACCGCCGTCACCACGGCGCAATTGTACCGCAGCTAGTATTTCCTCAGTCAGCTGTGATTGCCCTCGGTGTTTGAGTCTGCCGCTGTTAATAGCCGACAACATTTCGTCGCAGCTCTGCGGATACGCACCGTCCATGTCAAACACTGGTATGCCAGCAGGTGCAAGCCGTGAGGCAACCGCGCCAGCTGATTTTCTGCTGTAAAGCACATACTCAGTCGGATACTTTCGAGCGTAGTCTGCTAATTCGTTTGCAATTTCCCGATCATCAAGCTGCAAGTCGTTTGACCAGCTGTGCAGCAGCTTGACCACAAATGACTCATCTGCCAATTTCTGCGCACCGACCAAACTGGCGTGTTTGCGATCTGGTGACAAGTCAATAGCCAGCCAAGTCAATTTCTCAGGGTCAAGGTCAACTGTTTTGTCAAGGCATTTGTTCCATGCGCTCGCATCAACAATGTTTTGAATTGCCACAACCCACCTGCACAACACCTCGGACATAACCACGTTTGGCGGGTCATTGAGTACTGACCTGATGTTGTCCTCGTGGATAGTCACACCCATTGCTGGGTTGGCATACCTTGCATTTTCCACGCTGATCTCATCTGTTGGCGACGACCACTCAAAATACCCAATGTTGTCGTCAACACCGCCAATAGCTGCCAACGCTCGATCTCTAAAAGAATTGAGGACAACCGAGGTGTTATCGCCAGCATTGGAATAGCCCATGAGCATTGGGTTGGGTGATGCCATAAGGGTGTATCGCAATGATGCGTACGAGTCCATGTTGTTCATACGCAACAACTCATCAAGGTGAATTGTTGACGGTCGGCTGATACCGCGAGCAGCTGAACCACCAGCACGCACCATGAACCGTGTGCCCCTCATTGTCTCGATTTCCTCCGCGCCATGATTAAGGCGCACTTTTTTGACCTGCTTAGCCAGAAAGTCATTTGCCTCAATTGTCCACATCATCTGGCGAAACTGCTCTAATGAGGTGTTGAGGGTATGAGCTTGTCCGATCTGCAACGGCTCGTCCCACAAAAACAGCCCACCAAGAATTCTAATTTGCTGCAAAAATGATTTTCCGTTTTGCCTTGCAACACAAAAAATGTTTTGAGGCGTAGCCCAGCGACCGTCTGGCTTGACCTTGTGGCTGTGAATAAGGGCAAACTTCTGCCACTCCATAAGATCAACGCCCAAACTAGAGGCTAGGTCTATCAATTCGTGCCCCAAAGAGGGTAAATCGTTGAGCGGCGTGTGAATTCGTGGCGTTTGTACGCCCATTAGCGGTATTTGCAGGTCTGTGTCCCTATCTTTTCCCTGTTCGACCCGATTGCGACCGTCTGATGCCCCTTCTAGGGCTTCTGAGGGCTTCTCAGTCGTTTTCATGCGACTTCGAGTCGTTTTTGGTATAAAAAGGAACAG